ATTTATAGATGAGCAAACATGTGAAACAAAAAGAATATATGTTGAGAACCAATCAATTGAAGGAGCCTTACAAAGAGGATACTCTGCAGTGCATGTTGAAACGTGGTGTCTTGAAACACTTATGTTTACACCTAACAGTACTTAATCCTCGTGCTCAATTAGTTTTGGTTCAGGCTTAGTCTGTTCTTGTTCAATGACATTCTCTTCATTAACAATTGGAATTCCTTTGCGTTGTAGTTCATTTAACTTTTGCAATAGTTGCTCGCGCGGTAAGTTCTCAACAGCGCTCTCCATTCTTATTGTTGGATCATACAATCCTGCAGCCTTACCTCTTAAAGCCTCAGCATTAATTGCTGCAGCGTAATGTTTTTCTTCCTCAGCTTTTTTACTGAGATCATCAAGTCTTGCAACATGCTTATCCATATTAACAGAATACTTATCTGCTAATTCTTTTTTCATATCATAAATGGCCTCAGCCACTAATGGATATTTCTTTGGATCTTGTAACTCCCAAGCAGATCTCCTAGCTGCAGAGTCAGAGTATCCTGCCTTGCGCGCAGACTCAGATGCAGATTGCAAACCCATTAATGTTTTGGTGCAGAACTCATAAACAAAACGCAATTGCATTGGTGTTAGCTTACGTGATTTTCTTCCATCAATTATTTTAACCATAATACACTATTTCTGACCCTCTTTATAAATCAATGTATAAATTATTTTTCTCGTGGTGCAAAGAACAAAATGGCTGTTTTCTGCCAATCAATGTTTTTACATGACACTACTAGTGTCAGGCGTACACTACTAAAAACTGACAAGTGTAAGGTAGTTTATGGCTTAAACAAACGATTAATTTGCTTACCTGACACACCTGACACTTATATTTCATTTTTAAAAAATTTTTTTTTAAAAGGGGTGGGAAAAGGTGTAAGTAGTGTACGGTGACCACGGACCACGTGACACGTATCATCACTGATGGTATATTAATCAAGTGAATAGAAAACATCAAAAAGGTTTCATATCGCACATCCAAGCAATTAAATTTCTATCGGATCAAGGTTACTTTGTCTTCGATAATTTCTCGCGTCTGGGTCCATGCGATCTTATCGGTATCAATGAGCACGGAGAAATATTATTAGTCGATGTTAAATCAACAAGCACACGCAAGTCAGGAGCATTAAAAGGATATCTCATTACACGCACACAAACAGACCTCCAGAAGAAACTCAAGATACGCATATTAATGGTCGATGAAGAGGGAAACTGTACCCTCAAATAACCCCAGAAAACAGCCATAATATCGATAAGTATTGAATATATATAATAAATCATTATAAATTATTATATAAACATAAAGGAGAAAGATTATGAGAAAGAAAAAACTAAAAATTCAAGTATCTTTACCAAGACTTAGTTGGGTAGAGAACAACTATGAAAATGCTGTTAAGTTTTTTTTAAAAGAGCTTAACATTTCTACAAGATTACAAAACACTTTAAATATTAAAGTTCATATTAGAAGAACTGTATTAAAGAAAAACATTTTAGGTAACTGCAGTATCTTAACTAATGGATCATCTTCTACTAAAGAATTCAAAATAATTCTTAGAGAAGATAGATCTTACTTTCAGCAATTACAAACTTTAGCGCATGAGTGTGTTCACATTGAGCAAGCTTGTAAAAATCGTTTGCAGTTAAGAGTATGGTCTTCAGATAAAAGAACGCATGCTCGTTGGGAAGGTAAAGAGTGCGGTGTGTATTTGCAAGACATTGCTTACGAAGATGCGCCTTGGGAAATCGAGGCAAGAGACAAACAAGAAAAACTAGTGAGAGACTTTTATTCTCATCAAAACAAAGGGAGAAGATAATGGAGAAAGTAGAATTCAAAATACCTTACACTAAGTTTGGTGTAATATTTGCAGACAAAGACGGTGATAACCTTGTTATCACTGGAGTGTCTAAAGACTATTATAAAAAGAATATCTGGGCGCCAGTTCACAAAGGTTTTAACTTATGGAAATATTACAGTGATTTTGCTATCTATCAGCAAGGCAAAAAGTTTATGGGTCTTGGTTTCAATAAAGAACATAAACTTGTGGAGGTTAATTTTAGCAAAAGACCAAATAGATATATTATTGAAGACGAAAAACCTGAGAATTCTACTTGGTATTTTTATGGCCTTGCTACTTACAATGTAGATAAAATCTTATCTCAAGGTAAAGATGTCATTAAAAGAACCGAGGAAGAGGCTAGGATCAGAGCAGAAAAGCTTTTACATAAAAATGCTAATGAGAACCGTGCTAAGTGTGGTGCTTGTGAGCGTCACATTGAGAGATGGGATGAAGGCAACTGGAATGGTGTTGTGTATGATCATGGCTTTGAACAAGCTGGCTACAGAGCAGGTGTTTGTATTGGGGCAAGATATCAACCTTGGGAGAAATCTCCTGAAGGTAAGATTGCTTACATCAAACAATTGCAAGATAGAGAGGCAGAAATAGTTAGATGTAAGCCTGATCAAGCGAGACTTGATAAAATGATAAAAGCATCTGACGAATATGTTGTTTGGAATGATGAGCTTAAAAAGCTTAAAGCAGACCTATGGCAGGACTTTAGACAGTCTCCTTGGTATCCTTACAAAAACTTAGATATTAACTTTAGAAGATATCTTGTGGAGCAAGGATATGAAAAGTTTGAGTTGCCAAAAAGAAATCCTGAATTTTTTGGTGTTCATGTGTGGAACCAAACTACTCTTGATGAGTTGTTAAACGTTTGCCAGAGACAATTAGATATGATCCGAAATATTATTTCTAAAGAACAATCTAAAGTTGATAACTGGCAAGAGCAGTTAACAGCTAGAGAGATTATTAATTCACGTGGTTAAATTCGTAATCGCGTGTATCACGGTGGGCGTATGTGTGTTCCTGTATGTTTATCATACGCCCTACCAAACCTTCATGCGCGACTGCAGATACGATGAATTCCTACAAGGTAATTTGAGTGATCAATATTGTACGTGGTTGTACTTTGAAATGATCGACGAGGACTCATGGGTCCGACAAATAATAGAGGCACTAGAATGATAGAATTAATTAATGACGATTGCCGTAATCACGTTTCACGGATCGCGGAGCACGATAACTGTTTAGTAATTTATGATCCACCTTATGATGAGTGGGATCAAGTAATCAATGTCGAGGCTACATCTAAAATAGCTTTTACATCACCACAAAGACGACATGAAACAGAAAATATTTTAGGGAAACCACGAAACGAAATCGTTTGGTTTTTTAAAGATGGTAGATGGGTCAGTAAAAACTTACCGCGGATCACGCACAACTATATTTTTATTTATGGGAAGACGAGTGATGCAGCCGTGGGCCCTGATCAAGAAATAAAGACAATGAAAAAAGGATACACCTCTATTGGTAAGGATAATTTAGGTCCAAGAATATTTACAACCAAACCACGTAAACATTTAAACAGCGTGTTAGAATATCCGCGTAACATGAAGAGCGGATCGTGGGGCAAGCCAATTGGTTTATTAAAAAATGTAATTGAATGGATTGATCCTGACATTGTTTTTGATTTGTATATGGGCACAGGTTCCGCAGGAAAAGCATGTTTAGAGCTAAATAAATCATACGTAGGAATTGAGAAAAATAGCGATGTATTCGAAAAAACAAAGGCTCATTTTAGCCCAGAAAACAGCCAATAATTAGATAAATGTTTTAAAATATTATAAAATACTATATAAGTAACACATAACAAATAGAAAGAAGGAAGCGATGAAAAAAGTATACGAAGCCCTACTAAACGGTGAAAGAGTTAGAGCAGAAAAAGTAAATAATAAATGGCTTGTTGGTGGAGACTACGTGAGTAAAGGTAGTCAAGTTCTTATCAAGATAAAAAAAGAAGGTCATAGAGATGCATGGTATTCTTTAAGAGGTTGTTTTTTAAAATTTAATGATTTCGTTGGGGAGGAAAAATAATGATTAAATATATTATCAACGATCTTAAATTAGCGAGCAAGGAAGATTGGATCTACCTTGCTCTTTCATTACCTGTAAGTCTGGTTGCACTTGCAGATTGG